AGCACCCATCTCGTTCTCTCCAAGAGGGGCACGAGCATCAGGCAGAGGAAGAGGGTCACGAGGAGCACCGCGACGAAGGGTGTCAGCATCAGGGATTGAGGATGGACCCGGACCCCCTGCCCCGCTGAACGCACTGTTAATTGTGTTCAAAGCCTTAAGCAGCTCCTTGTCACGGTCCTCATACGCTAAACGAAGATCTGCCTTCCCTGCATCCATCCTCGGAAGGCTAACATCTGCCTCTATCGGTTCCTCCCCAAGAGGGGCACGAGCATCAGGCAGAGGAAGAGGGTCACGAGGAGCACCGCGACGAAGGGTGTCAGCATCAGGGATTCGTGATGAACGCTGACCTTCTCCCCTTTCAAACGGAGTGTTAAGTCTCGTCAAAGCATCAACCATCTTCCTATCATGGTCTTCACGGGCCAAACGAAGATCTGGCTGCTCTGCATCCATCCTCGGAAGATTAGTGCCTGGATCTATCAGCTCCTCCCCAAGAGGGTCACGAGCACTAGGCAAAGGAAGAGGGTCACGAGGAGCACCGCGACGAAGAGTGTCAGCATCAGGGATTCGTGATGAACGCTGACCTTCTCCCCTTTCAAGCGCACCCATAACCGGGTCTAAGGACTTATCTAGCTGTTCAGCCTGTAAATTATGCTCGTCCAATGCACCAGTCACTCTTGGAAGATTGATGCCTGGGTCTATCGACTCCCCTTGTTCTCCGGTCCCACGAACATCAAGAGTCCCCATGTTGTTGTATTCATTAAAATCAGTGCCACTGAACTTCGCAGCAGCCTCATCAGAGATCAATTCAGAAGGGTCATAAACAGGGTCGTTACTGAAGTCTTTAGTGGGGAATTCAGGGGCCTTCAGGGTACGGTCACCCCCAATGCTTGGTGACTCTGGGGTCCACTTAAAGTCACCTGGCTTGTCTATGTGCAGCCAATCGCTATCGACCTCCTCGGCCTTGGCTCTAGCCCTCGGCACTCCACCGCCAGCGGAGAGGTTGGGTGATTCGTACTCTGACAAACCAAGCCCCTTGGTCCCCTTCTCTAATATCTTTAAGTTCTTGGAGACAGCTTCAAGGGCACCAGCCTCTGCTATCTTACGTTGATCTCTCGGCCCCGCCATCAACTTCTTAGCGTCAGCCGAAAGAACCTTGGAGAGATCTACCGCCTTGCTGGGATCTGGCTTATTTGCCTTCCATACATTTGCAATGGTCCCCATAAAAGACCCTAGGACATTCAGCCCTAGGCTCGCCTCCGTAACCGTCTTGCCAAGGCTAAGGGCATCTCGCCCTATCTCCTTCTCAAGGGCACTACCCTTTCCCATCTCACCTACATAAGCGGAAAGCAGAGCACGGTTCCCCCTTTGCTCGCCTCTTTCCGTATCCGCCAGCAGCCCCATCGCCAACGCTTCCAATCCAGTCTGTGTAACCGCGTCCTGAATCTCGTTCTGCGCCATAACGATATTTCCGTCATACTTGGCAACAGTATCATTAAGACGCTTGGCATTCAGTGCTATCTGCTTTGCCGTGATTAGCGGTGGACTTGGCTTTCTTCCTCTCGAAACCTGCATTATCAACTCCCCTCAGGAACTTCGGTTATGGCTGCGTTGTAAGGTGTCTTCATGCCCCTCGGGGCGACAAGTAGCCCCAGTCCGTTTAAGACTAAGCCCCTGCCATCTGAGGCATCGACGGGCTTATCAAGTATCTCTACGGAGATAGATCTGCATTTCTGCTTTTTGGGTTTAATCACCACTTCTGTAGATACGTCTTTATCTGAGCTGGTTGACACCCTATGCGTGAAAGTCTCTTCTGCATAATCAAAAGCATCCTCACCGTTATAATACAGCCTCACTGTCATATCAGACTGCGTGTGGATCTCTATCGGTATCGCAATTCGATACAACCTGAACTCAGAGAAGAATTGTGGTATCTGAAGTTCACCTGTTCTCACCCCTGATTCAATAACGTAATTAGTATCGCCCTGAAGCGAGTAATCAGAATACTGATTACTCCAACTGGGATCTGGCCCATATCTTTTTGAGTTCTTCTGCTCCCACACTTTGCCATCATTTGTGACAAAGAAGAGCTGGCGACTACCATTACTGTTGATAAAGCCAGATATCCCCTTTGCACGAACGTTTGATGACGCAGAAACACGCCAGGTATACCACTGATTTACTTCGTAATTATAGATAAGGAATTCAGGGCCTCCACCATCAACTCCAGCACCCGTGGGTTCTCGGCTGGCTGTACAGATTATGACCTCATTCGTTTCGTCGACGACCTGTATCCCCAGCGCCTGCGACGTATGGTCTTCGACCGGCGCACCTAGGAAGGTAAGGCCCTTACCCTTAAGAAGATAATACCCATGCATTGATTGGTACAGGATCCCTGCAGGGATCCTGGCGCACATAGCCCCCACCTCTATCCCCTGATCTAAGTAAATTATTTCGGGTGGTGTAAATGTCTGAGCAGCTCCACTATTCATTGAGTCAGGCCCATTCCCGCCCATCGCATAAACGTTGTTGCGGTTAAACGCCATCAGGAACTGGCCATCACTTTCGATGTGTGATGCTCCTGTACCATTGGTCTCTTCGCTTATGGATATAACATGCATGGCACCAAACAATGGTGCCATTACTGAGTTCTCTGACCCAAGAGTAGATGAAAATGACTGCGATGGATAAATATATCCATCGGTAGTGGACACGCATAAATGATTACGATGGACGGTTAAGTCGGTTGGGCAAGAAGGCTGAACAGGGGCATTATCCAATAGAGGTGACGCGAAGGTACTCGTTTGATCGAACTGAACACGCTGGACAGGGGCATCAATATCTATGTCGTGATACCGTGCGTTTTCGGTCATCGGTTGCATGGTGTAAAGTATAAGGGGGATTTGCTTAAGCTCTGAGTCTTCCCCTGTAGGGACTTCAAGGTCAGCTGAGATAAAGATAGCAATTCCGGCATTGCCGGAATTCATATCTATAATTGCCTTATCACCCCTTACCTGAGAAGCAGATGTTCTCTTGTTTGTTATAGATGTCCCTGAGATACGGACCCTTAACTTCTTGTCATTTGAAGTGACGTTAACTCGCTCAACGTTCGCACCACTCCCATAATAATCCATGGCGCTGTAGTGGGTAACGCCATTGTCGTCCTTGTAGAAATAAGCTGCCGCGATTATGTATTTTCCCTGGGTAACCCCGGCATCTTCGGTTGTCGAACTTTCACTTTCAGAGTTCTGGACGACCACTTTCACGATAAGGGGTTTCTGGAGAAACCCGTTCTCTATAAACCTAGCCCCGCTATATGCCCATAAAAGCCCAGACCCAACGAACAATGCTCCGGCCTGCTGGACGCTTGGAAATGTCCTCCATGGGAAGAATTCTATCGATGCAACACGGGGGTTGAATGATGTGGTATACTGGTAGGTCCTCTCTGCGTTCTCTATTACAGAAATCCCAAATTGAGGCATAGGGAAGCTTGACGCTGGGGGAGTTCTGCCTTCTTCGAGAGAATCATACCTTCGAGCTTCCCCCTTGTAGGAATTCAGTCGAGACCGCAGCGCAAACATAGGGGTGTTAGTATACCCTATGGGGGCTGCTGCTGACATCTGAGCTATCTCATGGGGGTGACAGAGTGCTGCCTGGCCTGAAGCATAGACGCCAACGACTTCGCCATCCTCGTTGAACAGGCATGTTCGGGCGGTTGAGGGATCTCCATCATGGACAGAGTGACCGGCGAAATAAGCCTTAGACCCCTCGTCCATGTAAAATGCGTCCGACAGAATATTGATGTTTCGACCAAGGACCTTCGTATCGGAGCTATTCGCGATGTTCTTTCTGATGATCCACCGACTCTCCGATGAGATGTAACGTGTTTCATCCAATCCATTAAGCGCTGCTGAATCCCCCCATGTTGCGCCAAAGGCATTAGCTCTGTAGGCCATTTCGGCAAAGACATAAATCTTGTCGTTCACGACATGCTTAACGTTTGTAATCGCGCCATTAACAAGGACGGTTACGTTTCCGCCGCTAAATCCTCCAGACACAGGCGAAAACGGAGCGAACCCCTCGGTCCCCGCTAGCTTTGTAATCCAAAGCAAGTCGTTTGGAATTGTCCATGTCTGCGAACCCTCAGAGGTATCCAGTAACGCATTCACATTGGGCGTTCCCCATGTGTAATCTGATGGGTCTGTTCCGCCATCGTTACTCAATGTAGTGTCATATACGAGAGTATCATTATCCGCAGAAGTAGACGACGTAAGCATAAAGACAATCTTGTTGCCGCTGTGGTTCTCCTGGGCGCCACTGGACTGGTGATTCACGCATTTCAGGACCATCCTCGACGGGACGACAGCTAGTGGCCAATTTTCAGGGTCTTTACTTCCGAAATTATCATACCCACCCAATAATCCCGATGACGGGTTTTCAAGTACAACTTGATCTCCAGATCCCGATGCCTTTAAGACCTTGTAGTCAGCCACTTCAGCAAGTGCCATCGACAACTTTTTAGTGCTACTAAGGTATGGACAAAATTGAAGCTGAGTAGTCCCTCTTTTGCTGTTAAACAGATAAGCTACACCATGCTTACTGCCATCTGTAGAATAACAGAGATCTGCGTCCCAAATTGGATATTTCCAGTCCAGGTCTAAAATGTAGTCCGTTGTTGGGTTCGACGTCGAATCGTACGTCATAAATTGTGGGGTAGTAGGAGTGAAGACTGGCGTAGATGCAGACAGATTGAAGGTTGACTGGTAGATCCCCCATCTTCCGATAGTGTTATCGTCCAGGGTCTGCTCCCCCTGCGCGGCGAAAGTAAGGATTACAACCCCGTCTTCCATGCTAAAGAGCATAGGCTGAGTCGTGAAGTAGAGAGAGTTCCCTCCGGTCTCTACGTTTAGATATGTGGATACACTACTCATCTTAGAACTCTGAGCAGTCACCTGCGATTCGGTTGTATTACCATCCGCATCTTCTGGCGATTCGCTATTAGGAAGCCTTGTAACAACCGCATAGCCAGCTGCAGAGGAAGCGTCATCATCGTCCACAAAAAATATAGGGCACCGCTCATCACCGGTAACGCCAGTTACAACATCACCTGAAACAATCAGTCGATTCCCATTGGATGCAACATCCTCCCACTCGCGGGTGGCAGTAGTCGGGGTAGAACCGTACCCGTAGACGCGAACCTCGCCACCAGAGGTGATACTGAATCCGTTATCATCAGCGTCAGACTCAGCCAGAAGAATGTCTCGATCGACATATTCCTTGCCGTCAACAACAAGGGGCACTGCATCCTTGATGAATGTTCCACTGTCTCTATGTCTTATGGAATACAGGAGCTTAGACTGCTTGTTCCTATAGTTGACAGTACCGTCAGTATCTTCGTAGTTTTTTGTGTCAGCCCTGACGTCATCGATGCCCATGGGGCGAGATTCCCAGACAAAAATCTCGTAAAGCTCGCCATCGCCACCTTCGGCTTGGCAGTATGCTGGGGCTCCGTCGACTGAAGAGGAATCAACATTACAGACGCTCTGAGTGAGCTTCGTATTTACGCATGTCCCTCGGTTCTTGAACCCTCCGCTCTTGTATCTAGAGTAAGCGTTTTCTCCATCAAACACGATAAGCTCATTCTCATGAGCTGTGCAGTTATAGAGCTGAGAGGGTGCCGACCCGCCACCAACCTCGACGAAAGCCTCTTCGTTAAAGCCTACCCGCTTATTGAACTCACCAGTCTTTGTGATGGTTATGTTGTAGGCCGAACGCATCTCGCCAGGGGGCTGTGCTCGTTCAGACGATTTTTCGTTCATCCCCTGAGCAAAGGGGAACGCAATATTTTTCTTTTCTAACGGCATCAGAACACCCACAAATCGACTACACAGTCATTGTCACAAAACAAGTTCATGCCTCCGCCGCCCGCCCCAATCCATATATTAGATGGACGATTTTTACTTAGGACGATGCACCTTGAATTGCCTTTGGCTCCAGGTATCGAATTTCTTATTAGTTTATAAACACAGAGGTCCCCCTTCATCGACCCAGGTAACCCGTCAACAAAGACGCTTACTCCGGCACCGCCAAGATTATCACTTTTTGACAGAATTTTAGACACCCCAGGGAGCATATTAGACGGGGTTGATAACGATGAAGGGCCAAATCTTATATATTCGTCCAGCCAAAAAGATGCCGCGTTTACTGAAGAAAGGCTTATCGATGAATTAATGGGCCTTACGTCAAACCCGGCAGTTGCGTCCAGGCTTACATTCTGAAGAACCCCGCTAGACCCAGACAGGAATTCCACTCTCGTATCGACCGCTGTTGCTGATATATCCGTCAATGCGCTATTGAAATAAGTTGCGATACTTGTCGCACAGTCGCTTCCGCTCCACCCAGGAGTCCCTTTATTGCCGTGCCAGTCAACCCCTTCGACGCCTTCTCTGAATGCAGTAGATGTCTGAACCCTTAATAGAGAACCGTCTTCTATCGCGGTAACATCATCTATCCTTAAGATGTAATCGTTAAAGCTCAAAATCGAGAAAGAGGAGTTTGTCGCTGTAGATGAAAGCCTTAATCCTGACAGTAGTCGGCCACCGATGATCTGATTCTTGCTTATCTCATCAAAGGTGTCCTTAACCCTCGCCTCAAGACCGTTTAAGGCTTCATCTTTATGCCTTACCTCTGTGAATCCTAGAAACGCCATCTATCATCCTAGATCCAGTTTACGTAACTTCTTGCCGCTGTTCCCACCATTACGTCCGCTATGGCCCGGCTTTCGCCAGGAACCCTGTCCTTGCCTGCGACCATCAGCCTCTGCCGCACCCCTTCCCTCTCGACCATCAGGATCTGAGTGTCCGATTCCTCTTTCTGGAGCATCTTAATAGCTGCATCCAGAATGATGAATCTCTCGAACCCATTGGCTAGAGCCCTATCGACTGAAAAGAGCTTGGCAGCCTCACCGGCCTCATCTCCGACAAACTTCTGGGGCTCTTCGATGTACCACAGAGTAACCGTTCCTCCTGGGGGTGATTCAGGGATAAACCGAATGTTATTCCCCTCGATGATGAAGAAGACATTCGCCATGTAACCCTGCTTTAGCATCGGGCTCTCGTAGGCATTTCTTTCCTGGAACATGTAGCGTCGGATTCTTCGAGTCACACCGCCAGAAGCAAAGTCGCAGCCAAGGGCTTTCCAGAAATCGTCGGGAAGGGTTCCAGGGTTGGCAGCGGGTAATGTGTAGGCTTCCGAGCTAACGTAGTAAAGCTCATACTCGTTCACCAGCATCTCATGAAGTTCAGCTATAGCTTCATTGATGTAATCGACAATCTCAGCATCAGTACAGAAGTCAGAGTTCTCTTGATCAGCCCTTCTGCGAGACCGCGCAATAAGCTGGTCCAGAGTTACCTCATTTTTTGCCATTCCATACTCCAAAAATAGAAGGGGGCCGAAGCCCCCATTCCATTAGTAGTCCTCATCATCACTGCTTAAGGCTATTTGGACAAAGCTCAACAGAGCCTCACAGGCCGCTTCCTCCTTGTCCTCTGAGACTTCGAGACCTACGGCATTGGTAAACTCCCTGCAAGCGCCCAGAAGGGCGTCCTTGGACCCTAGAGAGTCTTCCTCTTCCTCTATCTCGCCACCCTTAGCTTTCTTGTTCTTCTCAAGGATCATCAGAGCTACGCCATTCTTTTTGGGCATGACGTATCTCCTATGGTGAGTAACTTGAGTTCTTAAGTACAAAATGAAGCAGTAGGGCCTCGCCGTTAGCCGGGTCAACCTCTGCCGCTGCAGTCAGCGTGTTGAATTGAACCGTGCCTGAACTTGCGCTGTCTGTCTCAATTTGAAACGTTAAGTCCGTGGCGGTGTTGCCTGTCTGAATGACCGCGCCATGGAAACTTAATAGTTTGTTGTACTTATCAGTGGTGTCAAGAGCGGAGTCTCCGAATGTGACCGTGTATCTCCCTTGGTCATCTCTCTCAATCTTATTAATGCCAACGCTATCAGCCGCTGACAGGGTAGCGGCCCCTGTCGCTCCGATATCAACCTTGGCGAAGAGATGCGTCACCGCTTGGTCTACTGCCTGTGTAGGCCTAAATGACCGATTAGCCATAGTTCACCTCCTTAAAGTGCAATGCGAACATTGAATCCTGGGGCATTACAGGCAACGTTACCGTAGAAGCCGATTCGGACTTCGTAGGCATCTTTTTGCGCCTGCCGCAAGATTCTGTTTCCGTCTAGGTCAAGGATATGAGGTGCCCCGCCAAGCGAGTTCAGAGACCAGGTGTCAAGCTGAAGCATCCACGCGACGTCTGGCTGACAGTTCTGGTCAGGGACGACATTGATAACCCCATTTGGCCCTTGCACTGCCAAGCTTCTGAATCCGACTTCAACATCCTTTGGCTTCAGCTCGTCGTAACGAACTCTTGAACCAAGGGATTTTTCTAGGTTGATATAGGACTCATAGGAGAGAATGCATGTATCTGGCCGAGCACCAGCGCGGGCTGCTTTCCCTGCTGCGGATACCAAAGCTTCTTCGATTGGCATGGCAGATCCGTCAAAGCGGATGCCACCCAGTCGCTCCGTATCCTTTGTCCTGACCTGGCCGAAAAACGCCGTTGCACTAGGAGCAGCAGACGGAATCCATCCATCTAGTCCCATAATGGCTTTAGCGCTATCGGATGTGAGTGTTGCTCCGGCCTGAGTCCCAGATCGGAAGATGTAGTCACCACCAGAAAAGCTGGCAGGAGACCCGGTTACAGCGCTAAATGTAAGCGTGCTATTTGTCCGGTCAATCTCTGAAATCACACCGCCGCCAGTGGTTGCGTGTGTGCCTCCGCCGGTGTCTGATGCAAAGATCAGAGACATTCCAACTTCAAAGTTTGCGATGTCTTCAGGATTGGTCAGGTTGCAAGTCGTGGAGTTGTCGTTATCCGCCCCAACTACGCCCATAGACCCGCCGCCATCACGGAAGAGCTGAACAGAGAGGTCACGACTAAGTGCATGAATCGCTCCGTCGATCTCCATGGTCAGGTACCGAATGAAAGAGTCTGCCTTTCCTTCGGTTGCTTTGATTGTCTCGCCGGTAATGGAAGCAACTGAGTAGTTCTTAACTCGGGTCAAAAGGAACTGACCCAAGCTCGATGTTGATGTTTCTCCCTGCGCAATGGCGAAGTCGGCTGAAACGTTTTGAGGGTTTCCGTAGAGCAGAGGAATCGGCATATTTAAGCCGCCGAACTTCTCGTATTTGGGGATTAATGCGTAGAAGGGATTGTTCTTGTAAACAAGGTCCTTAATTCGAAAGTCTTTGTAATGCTGCTTTACCGCTTCTGATACGGTATCAAGATCTAATGGGGCTGCCATTCTATTCTCCTTGGTCGCGAATTAAGCGATAGGAGACAATGCGCCGCCTATTCGCCGAAAAACTTAAAGCTGCGGGCAAGATGGTCGAGGTGCTCGTCTCTAGTCATTGGTTTAGAGTGAGCTTCGCCGTCCGTGGTCATTCCGACCCCCGCAACTGAATTTGATAATGTTTTCGGCCTTGAATCTGGCTGCCGAGGGGCTTCTGTTTTCGCTTCGTTCCCAAAGGAATCTTTATATTTTTTGGCTATTTTCTTGCTGCCAAAGTAGCTACGGGCTTCCTCTTCGAGGTGATCCTCAACGAGTTGCGCCGCCTTCCTATAATCCATGACTTCCGAGGTCGAGTTATAATGCTCTTGCATTACTTCTGCGATTAACCCGTGTGCATCTTTTGAATGCACAAGCTCGAAAGCATCATTATTAGTCTCGACAAAATTACGTATTTCGTCAAGAAATTTATTGTACGCTGTTTCTTGGCGAGAGACAACTTCCCGTTCTTCCCTGGTGCTTAACTTCGATTCGAGTTCATCAATCCTGCCCAAGAGCTTATCGATGCTGGCATCTCTCCTGTAGTCATCCGGCTTCTTGTTGCCTGTTATGACGTCCTCAGACAGACGATTGAAGTCCAAATCTAACCGTGACAATAGCTCCCGTGGATTCTCGGCGGCAATCTTCCGCAGATCTTCAAGCTCTCTGGCTGCATCATTGGGTCTACTTTGTTGTTCCCGGAGAGCTGCCACTTCCTGCTGGAGCTTCTTGTAATCATCCTGCTGCTGCCTGACCCCTTTCTCTCTCCTGGCTAATTGCGCAAATCTGCGACTAAAATCCTGAGAGCCATTATCCGGCTCTTTTGCAGGGGCATTTTCCACGGCTTCTGGATTTTCTGCAGGGGTCTCCCCCTCCTCCACCGCAGTTGCGGTGACCGCTTCTGCTTCTGCTCCCGAGTCTGCCTCCACATTGCTCGCCATCAATCCATTAACGTAGTCAATTGTCTCCTGGACATGGTCTTCAGCCATTTGCATTCTTTCTCCTCACTACATTCCTTGGGGCGGAAGTGCCCCTGTTTCTGAACCATCTATCTCGCCTGAATCAACAGGCATTCCCTCCATTGCATCAGGCAAGGGAGGGCCTTCAGGTGCGGGTGGTAAGGGGCCTTCGCCTCCAGGAGGTAGCGGCGGCCCAGCCCCCAACGGGGGCTGGGGAGGCTGGGCCGCCTGCGCCATGTTAGTCATGAGCGCCATACAATCCTCAATATATCGGCGTAAAAGGGCCATTCGCTCTTCAGGTGCATTGTTTATTTTTGCGCGTAAATAAGCCTGCTGCACCCTCTTCACCGATAAAGCCAAATTGCTGTACGGTTCCGGTTGAACGTACTTTCCTTTGTCCACCATGTTTTCGATCAGCATGTCTATCTCATCCTGATCTGCAGTCATATATTGAGTGACCGATTCTATATCCGGGTAGTCCAGCAGCTTCAAGATAGTGCCCGGATCTTGGATAATCCCACTCTGTGCAAGCTCGATGACCTTCTGAAGCTTACCGGCAGGGGTTTGCGGCAATAGCGACGTAGGCCATATCTTCATAACGTATTGCTCTTCGCGGAGATCGATATCTTTCCACTTAATCTGCTCGATATACTTATCGCCACTACTTACGACCTCATAGCTGCCCCCGTCTTCAGCAATCTTCCGAGCCAGATCAATCATCTGTCTGGCGGCTTCCATGAACATGTTTTCGTAGTTTTGAGCCACAATCATGAATCGTTCTGTCTCAATATCGGAAAATTCTCGAAGAGCTACCGCTGACTCAAGCCCAGCGGGCTTCTTCGACATCGCAGCAAGCTCACTTACCCCTGATATTTCATAAGCGCGGTTAAAAAGCCTATCCAAGTGAGAGAAGACTTCACCAGACACTGTTTTCGGGACGTAGAAAACGGGAGGCTGACCAATGTAGTCAACAATACCCCATTCTTCGTTGTTGATTTGGTGGTCTGCTATTTGTGACCCAGTCTCCAGAAAAACCTTCGGCTTCGCCAGATGCATCTGTTGCTGAATGTTTTGAAGGAGCGTATTAATCTCCAGCTGAATTCCCATAAGCTGCTCAGCAAGTCCTTGCCCCCAAAATCCGAGTAAGCGATCAGACCAACGAAGAAAAACGAAAGGAAAATAATTATGCTCATACTTTTCATCCAAAAGCGTTAAATTTTCCAAGCAAATAACATGACGACCATCTGGAGCGCCATCAATACTTGGAAGATGCCACGCTTCTACGACCCTCACCATTTCGCTCACCGTTGAGCCCGAATCACTTCCCTCTGTCTCAAAATTGGACGCAATTTTGATCTGTTCTTTATACTCCGGGTAAGTGTGAAGCAGGATATCGCGAGGCACAGCCTTCACCTGGAAGATACTTCTTGGATTCTTATACTTAGCCTCCTCCACTGCCACCATAATCTCTTCAGGGAAGACTCTTTCACATACAATATCCGAATCATGCTCATATATCTTCAAGACGCCTGTCCCAAAGACACAGGAATCCATGAAGACTTCTGGGGCAACCTGGTAAAGCTTGGACCTGTAAAACTGTCCATCGCAGAATTTTTCTAACAACTTGCCTTTTCTCTGTTGAGAAAAGTCACCGCCGGAAGTCAGAAAAGCACACCGGGGACGGTTCTTTGCAATCTTGGCTTGGACCGTATCGCACATCGACTTGATGACATTGAATGTGACGGGCCTGTGAGTCCCCACTCCCTGGGGCCTCGACACGCCGAGAAGGCTTAATGACGGAATGTTTTCGTCATTATAAGACCTGTAATGCTGCAGGTTCAGATTCGTAATGTAACCGTAGTCCCTCTTCATGGCATGAAGGATGTCGAACACAAAATTGTGTGAGTCTCTGTCTTTTGCCTGCCACCAAAAAATTCGTTCTTCCATTTCTATTTCCCCTAATGGTAATTCGTTCCAGCCAAGACACTCGCAGTCCGACATGCATCCGGCTGATTAGTTTCCCCTAACCCCTTCTCCAATTGCCCAATATACTGACTTTCTATCATGTCCCAATATGCTGGTGTTCCATATTTCGGCTTTATGGTTGGAGCTTTGTATGTGAAGTGGCGGCACTCCCGCCAAGCATACAACGCCGCATCCGAGAGGTGGTTCTCAAATCTGCCATCTTCCTTTAGCCTATTTTCGTCCCATTGTAGAACATCCCATTCCTCGGTAATGGGGCAATTGGCCGGGACCATTACCCGGTTAGAGAACAGGTCGTCATTCATCAGCTCGATGAATGTCGCCTTCTTACTTTTCTCAGCAGCCTGGACAGGGACACCAAAACGCTGCCTTATCTCTTCGACTATCGACCGGCCCAGACCGCCTGTATCAGCAACAACTGAGACGAAGTTGAATTGCTCAGTCAACTCGATGATCTTATGCGCTATTTGAGTGGGGATCATCTTCGACTCTTTATGGGTCTCCACAATATAGCATTCCGGCATATCCCGACTAAACCCCATGACCACAAAAGCAGTGGCGTCCGCATAACCCAAATCCACTCCAAGCACATATTCCCAATCTGCTGAATCATCGGGCGCCTCCATATAAATGTTCTCCTCTGTATATTTATATATTAGCGAATCGAATGACTTCACCCACTTACCGCACCACTCACGCTGGAAGACCGGATTATCTTCGGTCCAGTTTCTCTTCTGGAGCTTCTTCGCTAAGAACTCTGCGGCATGGGGAATGTAGGGATTCTCTCTCACTGTCCACTTGTGGACGGAGTATTCATACTGGGGATTAGTCGTGGCATCGTAGAAATAACCAGAACACCTCGCGTTGGGAGTCCCAGTCAGCATTAAGGTCCCGTTGTAGTCGATCAGCGCCGGCTCAATGACCTCCTCAATAAGACTCGTAAGGAATGAACCATAACTTGCGGCCTCATCAATGATAACCAAAGGATAACCAGATCCCCTCAGCTTATCGACATCAGCCTCGTCGTTGGCTCCGTTCAAAATAACCTGAGACCCATTCTTCAAGGTGGCAATCAGTTCAACATTGTTGAACTTCATTCCTATATGATACTGCCGGTTCGCCTGCTTAAGAAGGTTCCACATTAGCCGCTTGGCCACCTGCCGAGTAATAGCAATGTAGGCTACGATAGAATTCGGGTTCTTGAACGCCTCTTCGATCATGTAATAGCAGCAGGTATGAGTCTTCCCCGCACGACGAGAACATAGCGCTGCCTTGAACCTCGACTTGTCATCGACAAGTTCGAGTTGCCTGTCAAACAAGTCCTTACGCCAAGGATAAGTCCGATTGCCCGCAACGGCATCTTCCGGCGGCTTTAAGTCCCCATGACGCTTGATGAGTTCGCCAAGTACAGCGCGCCCATCGAATATCTGCTTCTTCTTAGACAACCGCCTCGCTCACTTTAGACAACCGCCTCGACTACCGGACTAGGCCTCTGCATAACCTTACTACGTTTTCTTCTCCGGACAATAAGGCTTTTTAATTCCTCGTCAGCCTGCATATGGCTAACCGAGGTAAGAGGAATAATGTATTGCCCCCTTCCCGTCGTGACTACCACCATATGGATGTCTTCATTGTATTCAATCAAGAAATTTTCCTGGCCACGAATGCTGCTGCTGAACGAGGTATGGCCACCAATCGACCGGGCGTCAGTCGTTAATATCACCGTTTTGAGTTTCATATAATTTCTCCAGGTCATCGAGACCATTGTGCATCTGCAAATGAGGCACGTACATAATGTTATGCTTGGGCTTAAGCTCTTTAATAATATAACTCCGGTGACTCGCAAGGATAGCTTCCCCCTGGTTGTACTCGAATACCTTCATTAAAGACTTAAGAAGACCCCATTTTCTAAATGGGGCCTTTGTGTAACAGAAGTGAACTACCAAGAATTTCTCGGTCCTTCTCGCAGTTAGCCAACTGTAAATATCGTTCTCTGTTTCTGGAGTATCCCCACAGGCAACGACCGTAGTGCTCTCGGCTAACAGCCTCTTTACCACCGTCTTATGCATCCGAGCGACGGCCTTCTTCGGGATATCCTTGTTCTGCCCCTGGTAGCTCTGCACCCATGACTTGTAAATGAACGGCGTGTCTGCATCGAAGGCCTTGCGGATCCTGACGGGAAGCTGCTGTGACACCTGATGCGCACTATCTTCCACCCTTACCCCCAATCTGCTTGGCTAGAACCTCTGCAGCCAAGGCATGGATCTTCTCGTCGTCAAGAGTCTCTATCTCGCTCTGCTCTCGGATATTCATCTCTAGGTTGGCTAGCTTGACCAAGCTATTGGTCAAAGCGGCGAAGTTTTTACCATCCGCAGCATCTAACCCGCGAGTCTTAGCGCGACCCCTTAATCGATGAAGCTCTTCATCGATTATAGCGTAACCACTACTCATCATGGAGTGGAGAGAAGGCAGAAGGGATACCTCTACCTTGGTTAGCTCTTGGTTGATCTCTACTTCCTTGGCTTCCAACTCCAAGGAATGACTCTCTTCTAATCGGATAGTGTCATAATTGACCGCGAGTGGGCCTTTGCTTTTTTTACTCAAACTTGCCCCCGTAGAATATGCCAAAGCGGAGACCCGAAGGTTCAGAACGAGTCCCCGCCACAACAACAAAAGGTACGTCACGGAATGAAGCACTTTCGCTTATTCTACTCCTGCTAAACGTTGGGTCAAGAAGCTAACCATGAGAATCGTAAGTTGAAGCTTCGATTTACATCATATCAGATACACTTTCTGTGCTGAATTGGCAGGGACTCCCCAGTTTGTAAGCATCAAAAATGACGACCATGGATGGGAATGGCGCGGGCTCTCTCGGGAATCGTGTTGCGGGATCTATGAACTTAATTCGCCCCTTGAGAAAAATGAGCTTAGTCGAACTTGTCGCGTATTCATGAAATGCCTTGGTGTCCGTTCGGGAGGCTGTGAGAATTACAGACGAGTTTCCATCCTGGGCCTCCTGGTATGCTTTTTTGTACCAACGAACAAGCTGAGAGTATGGAGGATTGCACCACGTCCAACCCATCCAATCTCGGGTTAGACCATCGGATTTCTCGGTGTAATAATTACTGCACTTCGCGTTCCAGTCTGATGCGCATGCGTCAAGAGAGAATTTGTATTCCTTGTTGAACCTATTAAAAACTTCAGGAGGAGTGGACCAATCATCGCGCCCTCCTGTCTTCTTACTTGAATGTATCACTTGACTTAAAACCATACGGGGCGAATACGCACACAAAAACGGATCCATCAACCCCAAAAGAATAACGCATCGTGTCAATGAGTTTTGAGTCTGGAGGGGGTGTTGGTATTATATACGAGCCGGTGGCCTTCGCCGGGGGGGTACCCCTAGCGAATCTGCGTCCCAAAATGGGAATATTCCCAAATTGGGAATTATTCTCAGATTGAGACACGTCCCAAATTGGGATCGCTTGTCTCAAAGTGGGATTCACCCGAGCGATCGCGATCCGAGAAGACGTATGGTGACCCATGGCAACGTATGGCAATGCAATGTATGGCAATGCATCGTATGGTAGCGTGTTGTAGTGCATGGTAGCGTATTGTAGCGTATTGCGACGTATGGCAATGTATTGTAGCGTATTCTAGCGTATTTTAGCGTATTGTAGGGCAATTTAGCGAGTTTTTCGGTATTTAAGACCCACATGTGGGTCTTTTGACTACTGGAACGTACAAAAGCCCTTAGAAACGAGCGCTGGTAGGGGTTCTCTGATTTACAAACAACCCGATTAATCTA